CCAGAGTATCATAATCGAACATCATCACGATGTTACCATCGGATGTTGTACCTTTCAAATTCTTGTATCTAAATAATAACCTGTTAACCCGGTATTTCTCATACAGCAAGGCGTGACCAGATAGCCACGGAAAGCTCGTTGATATACCGGGATTGCAGGGGATATTTAGAACTACCCCAAAGGAAACTGAACCGACAACAGTACCAACACGTTCACATTCCTTGTAAACGATGGAACTGCGGCCGTTCTGACGGCTAGACCGGTTCATAGCGCTTGGGGCCTTAACTAAAATATTCTTCTTCTGCTTCCCCTTAATCTGGGTAGGCTTGGACTTATTACTATTGTTACGTTGCATTTCGTATGGGATCCCACTCATGCTAAGTGCGACTGTACATCTGAAAGAACCTCATAACCAGAGGTTAGCCGTGCAGTCTGTCGGCATTTATGCCTATGGAACAAATTGCTCAACATAGACAATTTAGCACGGAATTATTGAGAACAAGACGCCTCGTACATATCTGATCACTCAAGAAGGTTACTTACACGATCAACTTCGTGATAAGGACTAAGGCACTACGCCGGTCCTTCACCTTCAAGCAGTGATCATAATATGTACGATTGTGGCATCAAGTCCACCGTTTTGGCTATATAATCTTTCAGACCCCATGGAAGTTTAACGACTTTCCAGGTCGAGCGGATGGAAAGGGAAACTAGGCCATGAGCCCAGTCTCCTCCGCCAACCTCCATGGCCATGATCCGATCTTTCCATCGGCCATCCGACCGAAGGTGTTCTTCCTGAATGCAATCTTCAACCGTTTTGGTTGTCGAATCTTGTACTCGGGACGTTCACCCTCTGAGGGAGCGGCTAAGATAGGAAGGTCGAGATCACGGGTTTCATACGTAACAATACCTTTGTTCAACGGACCTATTAAAGGTTCCAGCAGGAGTCGGGGATTGTGGAAAAGGGAGATGGGATTAGGAGGGCGATTCATGCGAATCAACCCGACTGTCTCACCTTTTGGTACCACATTCTCCTTCACACGGGATTCATAAGAATTCTCTAGGCAGGTCGCAAAACGTCTCTGAAAAGACGTAAAACGTGGCTTAATCACAGGCTTGAAACCTAAACCCCCCCGGTGAAAGGGTAGGAAGAGGTTGTACTCACCATGGTTCGTAAATTCATCAAGTAACTTATGATGATAATGTATGAACCGACGGTGAGCACGCTCAGGCTGGACCGCATTTGGTATTACTTCATTGTAATAAGCCCAAATGGGAGCCAAACGTGCATTTTCACGACCCGTTATCTTGGACTGACCTGTCAAAAGGCCAGTGTTAAGATAACCAAGATAACGAAAATACTTCAATCCAGGGACAAAACGATATAATTGAGAATTAATTGTTAAAATCCTAGGATGAATATAGTTCTTACCTAGAGAGAGAGTAAATCCGACTTTGTGGACCCATTGCTTCCAAATCTCATAAAACCTGGTATTGGCTCGGAACAAGATATCATCCCCGTTGATTAGAACAGGGAGATCTCTCATATCGACCATATAACCGAGGTACTCTTCCAGAGCACCCCAATAGGCTACGAGATTAATGAGGCAAAGAATAGGAAAGGAAAGAGGAGATCCCATTAGCTGGCCATTGGCCTGCATAATAGGGTCTAAGTCACCCTTCTTATTCTGGGATGATGGATAATGGAGCATCTGAGGACCAATAACACCTCGAAGAACTTC